CATCTTCGTCAAACTTACGTCCGATCAAACGTTTAGCAGCATAAATTGTGTTTTTAGGGTTTGTAACAGATTGACGTTTAGCGGCTGCACCAACTAATACCTCGGCATCAGTGTATGCAATAATTGTAGGGGTTGTTCTTGTACCCTCTGCGTTTTCGATTATTTTTACGGAATTATTTTCTAATACAGCAACACAGCTTGTTGTGGTACCCAAATCAATTCCTATAACTTGACTTTTTTTACTCATAATATGTTCTCCTATAATGTTAAGCAAGAAATACAGTATACCCAACTGGCGTATACTTGTTTATTTATCATTTATTTTATTACTTTCGATAAATTCTGTCAATACTTTTTTCCAAGTATCTCTATTATAATTTGTTTTTCCATGACATTGTTTGCATAATGGTATAAGATTATCAAATACATTATTTTTCTTGTTATAATCAATGTGATGTATATCTAGTTTTTTTGTTTCAATTTTGCAGATCTGACATGTGAACTTATAACTTTCTTTTATCAGCTGTTTTAATTCTGTGCTAAATTCTAGCCCATATTCTCCATTTGAAACACCACCTAACCACAGTGGATGATTTTCTTTTTTAGGTGTATTTTTTAATTGTTTTTCACGTTGTCCATCATTGTATGATAATTTTCCCGTTTTTGTCTCTTTCCAGCGCTGTTTTGTTTCTATAGAATGTTTACATCCATGAAACGGGTTATTTTCACCTAATCTTTTTTCCGGGTGTTCTTTGATATACTTTTTTAAACTAATGCTAATCTTTTCTGCAGTTTCTGGACATTTACTTGGGTTATTATTTGATACCATTGTACTGCGCTGAACCTTTAACTGATTCGCTTTTGTAACACCGTGAACATCTTCCCATGTGCGTGTTTTTTGCCAATCTTTCTGGCAATATACAGAACATGTTTTTTTCTTACGATGTGCTACTATCGGTAATCCAAAATCAGGATGATCTGCATCATTTATTATTTTTATTTCTATAATATTATTGCAAGATGGATTGGAACATTCTTTATATGTTTTAATACTGTATGATGTCATAATTAACTCCATTTATAGTATTTATCAATCCTAGATCAATACCCAGTATTATTTATCATTTTCAAAAGAAATACTTGACCAATTTAGAAGTTTTATCTTCTTTTTGATAGCAGCATTTTCTACTTTATCTACATCAACTATTTTATTTTCAATCAATAGATGAATCATTGCTTGGAGATCACCAATTTCTTCTTCAAGGTGTTCTCTGTTTGTTTCTCCTTTCCATTCGGTATCTAACCCAAAACGAAAAATTTTTGATATTGCTTGAATTACTTCAGCACATTCTTCTTGAGTAATACTAAGTATTTCTCTATGTTGCTTATCCATAAGCACTCCCATGATTAAAAATTAATTATAACATGGGAGATAACTGATGTCAAGTACTATTTATAATCTCTTACTGATGACTCAATAAAACTTATTTCTGTTTCTGATAGATTATATAGATTATACAACTCTGCATCATTCCATGATTTTGATAAATCAATAACTGGTACAAATGCAAATCTATCAGGTGGGTTATGTTGTGAAATTTTACGTAATAACACCATAAATCTAAAAAACTTAGTTTGCATGTATGTAGCTAGGTTTAACGCTAATGTTTCATTATCAAAGTGATCAATCACTACGTAGGTTTCTGTACAAATTTCACCTGGTCCTATTACAAATGGTCTGTTAATTACTTGCAATTTATCGTTATCACCAGTACCAAACGCTGCACTGACTACTGTTTTATATCTATGAATAATATCAATATTTTTTTTGATGTTACCAATGTCTGTATACTTTGCAAACTTCCTTCCATGAACTAATACGGTATTATCATGTTGATCCACAAAATCACTGAAGGTAGTTCTCAATCCAAACGGTGTTGTAGAAAGTACAATTGGACCATAAAATGAATCTGATTTATCTAAAACCTTATCAAGAATTGATATCGCTTCATTGAATCGAACAATAACATCATATTTATTAAGTGGTCTTAATAATGAATTCACTACTTTATTATTATCAATACTAATAAATTCACAATCACCATTATATGATTTGTCCATCAAGAAATATGAAACACTTCCTTCAACTAATGTATTATGGAAACAGTCTTTAGATGTTTTATAAATTCCAAGCTTTTTGATGTTGGTATTATTCATCATTTGCTCTCTAAAGTCATCAACATTTTTCCCACATGTGAACCATCTAGCAGGAGTCATCATTAATACAACATCTGGATTAAATGAGAATGCACGATCAACGAACAACTGGTATACTGATTTAGAACTGCGACCATACCCACCATCTGGCTTATTGTACATAGGGTTTGAAATAATCACATTTACTTTTGGATCATACGTGGGATCAAAAATATCACCTTCTGATATATTTCCTGTGGGAATTCCTAAATTATATACAGTGTTAACTCTTTTAAAGAATGATACCATACTGTGATCAATATCACGGTAAAACACATTTTCTGGTTTTACTGTTAAATTACGTTTTTTAGCCTCATTCAACAAATAAATCAATAATATTCCTCTACCACCACACGGGTCTAACACTGTCAGCTCTGGATTAGCCTCAACATATGGCATTATTTCATTCACCAATTGCTCAGCAATTTCTTTACGAAGTGCAACGAATCCTTTATTATTTTTATAAATTGAATCTTCCATCGCCATATATAATGATTCTAATGGTAACTCGGAATCTACGAATTTTTCTATCCACAAGTTTGTATATATGGTATCGATTTCCGAAGGACTTAACGCTAATTCAACAAATTCAATGCCTTCATCAAACAAAGATAATATTTCAGTATCGCCATCAATGATTGCTTGTTTAACAATCTTTACACAGTCTGCTACTGTTTTTACATCCCTGATGAATGCAATAATTCTACATTTAGCAACACATAACAGTTTGAAATTATTCCAAATTTGTTTTTGTTGTTCTTCATCAAATAAATCCAGTTGGATCGGGTTTGGACTTTTACTTTGCTTGACAGTTTTTCCACCGGTCCCATTATTATTAATTTCTAATATTGCACTTTCTGATGAAACTGTGTTCTTGATTGATAACAAAAAATCAGATGGTGTTAATGTATTGATATTAATACATTGTTGAATACCATATTTCCCATTTGCAGCCAACTCAGCATAAATTTTATTAAAGCTAATTTCATCAATTTTAACAAATCCACCATTTACTTGTGTGAAGAAATCGTAGTTATTGTAAATTGTTCTAGAGATTTCAGCAGATCCACCGCCTGTGTTACGATCTGCAGCTAATTTCTCAGCCACTGTGATCATCACATTGATTGATGCTTCTAAATCGGCAATAAAGATACCACAGTTTGATTTCCCAGGGGATTGTCTACATACTCTACCAGTTGCCTGTTCAAAGAAGTTAACGCTATCACCAATACTTCTTAAAAAGATTACTGAGCCCCATTTAGGGATATTTGCGCCAGTACAATCTTTAATACAAGTCAATGTTAGGGTTGGTTCATTAGATTGCTCAATTTGATCTTTTCTATCACGTAGATTATCATCGTATGCATCAAAAATTTTACCATTAAAGATCCCGTTATCAATTAACAATTGTTTAAGTGCTTTAATGTATACGCTTGCAGATCCATCTTTATTGCCATTTGGTAATATAGTTAAAATATGTTTTGTAGATTCACTGCATAATCCTGGTGCGTTATAAATACTTAATGCATCGCCTTTCGGATTAAATGGTGATCTTCCAACTAGACGTTTAAAAAACCATAAAATTGAACTTTCATATGTGAAAACTACCTCATTATCAACAACTGTAAAATTAAACAATTTGTTAAAGGTAAATGCCTCAGCATCATCAACCCAAAGTGGACTAGTTTTTAAATGTGATACTAGATCTTTTACATCAAGTGCATAAGTATTCATATCTGGAAATGATTTATACGGACTATCTGGGTTGGTTCTTTTATCTTCAAATATATCATCCCTGGTAAATAAAACCCGATTAGAATGGTCAAACAACTCAGCCGCAGTACCACTAAAGATAAAGTCATACGGAGTACCTGAAACAAATACTTTAAAGCAATTTTGACCAAATGTTTCTTCAATTGCCATCCACATCTTATTTGTTTTTGACCCTAATAATACATGGGCTTCACCAATCAATAATACGCCAATCCGGTTTTCTAAACCAACATATCTACTATTTAAAATATTATTTGATTTTTGGGCAACATCGTGGTAGCCAGCAAATAAAACAGGTATTTCATCATTTTCGTGAATTTCTGGAATATCAGAAACCGAATCAATCATTACCGCTCGTTGATTGATCATCAATAATGTGTCAGCATTGCAATTTGATTTGTATGCGTCATACCATTGTTGAGTAATATATGGTTTGATTCTAGTAAAATCGATAAATCCATCATTCTCAGTATTGATTCCGTTTAATGTAGCGATTTCATTTAGTGTTTCACTAAGTGTACTTGGAATAGTTGTTAAAATTGCATGAATTGTATCGTTGTTATACTGTTTTTTATCGTGTAATGCTGCTACCAATGCAACTGATGCTGCTTCTTTTCCACTGCCAGTTGCTGGACCCAAAAGGAACTTATCAGCATGTGTGATTTTTTCCAATGCTTCGTTAAGATATGGTCTAGCATCATATGTTTTAAGAAAAATATGATGTTCACCAGAACAAATTTCTTGCATTTTTTGGTCCCATAAAACTATTGCTTGATTCAGCCAATTTGGACGAGTTAAAAACTCTTCTGGTACTGGATGTACTTCTAGACTTCTGCCACCTACAAAATTTTGAAAAAATTGTTTTTTAAATGGCATATATGGGCGAATATGATTATCATATCCTTTTCTGTAATTCGTTAAATTTGGGTCATACATTGGATCAACACTGATTGCATGGTCTGTCATATCCCAGATTCCAATGATATTGTCTTCAGTCATTAGTCCTCTGAAATTTTTGACTGAATTAAAGCAATATGATATTACATCGTTGTATGATTCACATCTATGGTCACCCATTTTGATATACCAAACGCTATCCGGTCCGGTAACTATAATTGCATAAATCCAGAGTCTTGTTGCACCTGGGACTCGCAATTGTTTTGCATTTGATCTTTTTGATTTAAATTTTGGTGTTTTTGGTTCTTGTTTTGTTACTTCTTCTAAAAATGCCATTATGCCTGTCCTTTTGCCTTAAAAATTTCCCTAACCGTGGAATCCGCTTCCATTGGTGAGACACATTATATACCGTGATATATAATGTGTCAAGTTTATTATCGTTTTTTTGGTAATGCTTCTTTTTTGATCTTTTTAGCTAAACGTGCTTTTGCTGCACCTTTTGCTCTTTTTCTTTCTGTAGTTGGCTTTTCGTAGAATTCTTTTTCACGTAAATCTAGTAATTTACCGGATTCTTCTACTTTTTTCTTAAACCGGCGCAATGCCTGGTTAATATTTTCTTGTTCTTTGGCACACACGCCAGTTCTAATCCTCTGATTCATCATCATCGCTGTTATCTTCCTCTTCTTCGGTATAAGTTAACCATTCTAGGTTATAAATTCTATTTTTTGAGATCAAGTTGTATGGAGTGATCTCGTCTGATGTTATGTAATGCACATTAGGCATTGAAAGCAGATAGGTGACAAATTGCTTCGTAATAGTAGAGCAATTATCGATGTCAATAATTACAACGTCAACCATGTGTGCTACACTTAACAGCCAATCAACATCATTTTCATCTTGCTCGTAAATGAACACATTAACATCATCTATATACGATGATAATACCTGTTGCAATTGTTGTTTAACAAATAATGATGGATTAACTATAAGGTAGTTTGGGTTAAGATTGAATAATTTATCTGGTGGTGTAACGATTGTAATTTTACCTAAGTTCATATATCCTTCTATATTAAAGTTTTGTTGAATCAACCCAATGTGTTCCATTAAACGTGAAATCCTTTGGTGGGTTGAAATCAGTTCTTGTAAAATTTTGACCATGTAATGGGTCACTTGGAAATACATCTCCAGAAGTATTTACTTTATTTCCATCATTTGGTGAAATTTCTTGTATATTAAAAGCTTCATACGCCTTTTCTACTGTAAATCCATCACTTTCGTATATTTTATTAATCATTTCATCCATTTCGGGAGATCGAGCTGCTTTTGGTTTATTAAGTTCTTTAAAGCTATGTTGACATGCTAGTAGTAACATCACCGCCATTGGATCAAATACTGAAACAATTAGGATAATCATCCACCTAACAGCTTTTTCTAAAATATTTGAATTGATGTCATCACCATACACCATCGCAGCAATGTAACGTATTGGTCCAACTTCTGCTTCTACTCTTCGTAGATCGTTGGCAATAGGTGCTCGTTCTTCTCTCAACTTGGAAATTTCCTTCTGTGATTCTGCAATGTCTTCTTGAAGTTGGGTACGTTCTCTTGCTTGCGTTTTTCGTATTTGCACTGATTTTGCTGCGCCTTGCTCTGATGAAGATCTGATCATAGTTTGATCAACTGCAATATCAAGTTGTGCCAATGATTTTCTTGCAATATCAATATTATCTTTTTGTGTTTTTATTTTTTCATCTAGTAATGCTACTTTATCAGCAATGTCACCGGATGGAACTGTTTGATCTGAGTGCGCTTTTGACAGGTATCCAAAAATACCCATTGAAGTGATGAACATTAGTATAATGACTGCTAATGTTAGGTATGATAATAACATCTTTGAAGCATCGTTCCAATGACGTTTGAGCCAGACTGTCACCACTAATTTGCTGATTTCCAGTACAATACCCATAATCATAATTGGAATTGCTGTAGATGAAAATATACTAATAAGACCAATTACTGAATAGTACACCGCAACAGCGGATATTGATAATCCGCTGAAGAGTGTCAAGTATGCAATTATAAAATCACTTGAAAATTGTTTGTTCATACTATATTTATTAACCAACAACTTCTAATGATACTCGTTGTACGCCATCTATACCAATTTCTTTGGCAGCGCCTTTTGACAAGTCCATGATTCTATTTTTAACCCATGGTCCTCGGTCATTTATCTTAACAACTACTGACTTATTGTTTTTTAAGTTAGTAACTTTTACTTTACTTTGCAATGGTATTGATCTATGTGCAGCGGTTAATGCATTTTGATTAAATATTTCACCAGATGCAGTTGGTTTACCGTGGAACTTTCTTCCATAGTATGAAGCCAGTCCTATATTTTTAGTAGATTTTTTGGTAGGATGTTTGACTACCATTTTAACTTTACTGTGTTTAACAGATTCTTTTTTAACATGTTTAGTGACATGTTTTGGAACGTCTTTCTTCACTACCACATGATGTGTAGTTTTGTGAGATTTCGCTAAAGTAAGCGAAGGTAATAGACTAGTGATCAACACTAGAATTATAAGTGAATTTTTCATTTTTTCTCCTTTCACTTGGTGCATTCTAACAAAGTATGCATTACATTAAGGGAGATAACTGCCAAGGATTTTAACCCTGTGTCACTGGCGTTTTCTCCATCAGCTAATCAACTGTCACTTGTTTTAGCTTAGGCGAGTATGGCTTCCCAACTACGGGTTTCTTCATTGGCCAAGACTCGCGGGATCATTAAACCTCTTATGATCCAACTATCTTAGTTTCTTACGAAACATAACATGAGTAGAATTAACTACTGCATAGTATTTAGTAATTATACTATCAATAAAGATATTTGTCAACCCCAAAAAAAGGAAAAATCATCTATCTTATTGATATTGATAAGTCTAAATTGATCTGAGCTGAAGTTTAAATATGACAATAACTTTGTCATTTCTGCTTCATCTACTTCTATAGTTTGAACACTTACCCAATTACTCGATATTTTCAAGTAATTGGGCTTGTAATCAACTAGCTCTACATCTAGTTCGAACGGTTTGTTAATCGATAGTTTCATCAATTTCTTCCAAATCTAATATAAAGTATTTACCTTTATCAAAGATTTGATTAAGTTCGTCTAAATTGTCAAGTTTAACCGTAGATACTGTTCTTTCATGTTCTACTACTACATTGTAAATCATATGTGTTTATGAATGATAAATGGTGTTTTATAACCATTGAACTGTAACGATCTTGGATCAAATGACAGTTTCAACACCGTAAAGTTTCCTCTGATGTGTTGCTTAATTTCCGAAAAAATATCTTTAGAACTGCAGGATTTTCCAGATAATTGGTCTGCCATTCTTTTCACATCTTCTTTGTATAAGAGGATAGATGATTCATCGGTGACCACTGATTCTACATATGCGTAAAATTGTGCTTTCTTGTCAGCTCTTTTCTCGCCATCAAGAGTAATTGATGTATCGATAAAATGCATACCATCAATAGATGGTTTAACTAAAACTACCGGTAATGTAATTACTGGCTTTGTCATGATTGAATCCTCATAAATGATAAAAATTTAATTATACTGAAAAAATGTTGAATGTCAAGCTGTTTACATAAGATTGATTATTTTTTCGATAAACATATCGATTTTTTTACAACCTCTATAAAAGTAGATAAAGATATCACAGATAAACTTCAACGTAAAGTAGATCAATCGTAAAATGATTCTTCTAATTTTCATATGTAAATCAGTGTACTTTCATACACTGAATGCTATTATTTCTCTAACTTACGTGCGTTTTTAACATCAGTAACATCTTTACGAACTTCTTTCGCAAGCGTGGTTAATGCTTGTAGTTGTTTTCTGACTCTAGTGCCAGCAGCATTGATGCCTTTGTCATAGAATTTTTCAAAATCACTTTCCAAATCTTCAATTAATTTTTGGAATTCTTGGTGTCTATTTGTTGCCATTATTTTCTCCTTTGCATATGTTTAAAACAAGCGAGTAATTTTCATAAGCCAATTTGACTGCTGGAAACTTTGCTTGTAGCCGTTTTTCGTTTTCTTTTTGCTCCATTAAAACTTGGAACAAGTTAAAATGCCCATATTGAGCCATGTTGTTGAACACTTGATCTTCAAATTTCTGTAGACGTTTCAGTTCACTTTCTGGGATTTGAATCGTATAAAGTGGTTCTGTCTCAATTTCTGAAACATACTGAACAGCATTATAATCAAGTGGTGTTCTAAAGTAGTTATACGTTGGTTTGTATCTACTAAATTTTTTTTCAGTGCTCACGATTGAAATATCGTGTCTTTTTAAAAAAGCTGCTAATTCATCCATAAAATTTTCCTATTATGGATGAATTATACTATAAGTGATATGTTATGTCAAGCCCATTCTAACACTGGTAGATCTGCTTCAACATCATTGTAACTATTTGGTAATTGGCGAATACCGGCTTCAACTTCGGTAAGAATGCTATACAGTGTAGACCATGTGTTATCACGCAATTCAACGCATAATTGACCTTCTGATTGAAATTGCGGAATAGATGAGGTAGCATATGTACATGCTGACAAGATGCTATCATAATTTCTAGTTTTTGCAAACTCGTCTAATCTTATCTGTACCGAGTTTACTATAGATTGTTTAACCTGGTCCAACCTAGAAGCCATATTAGACTTTACTAGATCTTCATCTAGCTCGATGATTTCCCATTGTTGTTCCCAATGTCCTTTGTCTGTTAAAACGGGTTCAATTTCTCGAACTGATTGGGTTATTGAATCAAATGATGGTTGAGGCGCAGAAAACACCACTGCAATATTTAAAAATTCACACAATGTATTATCCCAAATTAATGGAAATGATGTATTTGGGTTTCGTTTGATTATTTCTTCTTGTGATATTATTTCTTTTGTATCAAGCATTATATATGCCATTATTGTTCTCCGTTATGCAATCGCCAAAAATAGGTAAGATGCGTTTAACACGTTTATATTAGTTGCTGCTACTTGGTTGACTATAAATCCTGAATTATCTGGATCAATTGAATCATCCGTAGTGACTTCAGCTACTGCAGTATTTAACGAAACATGTGGATCATTTGCTGCAACTATTCCACGTGCAGAATCCCATATATACCAATCGCCAGTATTAATAATGCTTTTTATAAGAATAAATCTAGCCCCAGTCGAAAATCCACAATTAATTGTCTGCGAGGTGCCGTTGCCATTGTATGAACCTACTTTGGAAACACCTGGACATGATGCAAATAAGTAAGATATATATGTCACTGCATTATTGTTTATAGCCGCTACACCAGAGTTACTTAGTGTAAAAAATGAATTAGTAACTTCTGAATATCCGGCGGGTGTTAATGTCGCAACAGGGGACGATGAATTTAACAATAGCGAATAATTGAGACCAAGCTGGGTTGGACAAACATCCCATGACCCAGTAGTGGATCTGCTTTTTGTGATAATTAATTCAGGCGTGACAGATAAATTGTGATTTAATGTTAACACTGCGCCGGTCCCGGTATAATATACTGTATCGAAGAACCCTGGTGCACGTTTGAAACTATACAAGAAATATGTGAAAGAAAGTTGATTTTGTTCGTATGTAATAACCGATCCTAATGTAACTGAATCTTGCCCAAATTTTTGAACACCATATGCAGTTGAACTAGTATCGCTGGTTGATGTATTTAATAGTAAATAATGTGCACCACCAATAATTCTAGTACTTGCAATGAAACTAGCATTGGATACATTATTTCTAGTCCGAAAAAATGCAAAATCTGCAGGAAACCCTAATGATGAAATGATTCTATTAACCACACTGTCACCGGTGAATAACACGGTGCTAAAAACGCTAGTTCCAATTGACGGGATTTTCATTGGTCTACGTATCGTTATGTAAATATATGTATCTGTACCACCAACTGTTTGATTAAATCCTACATTATTGATAGTAATACCAGTTCCAGTTGTGAATTCTGCTTGTGCTAAATTTGGGTCAACGAATGCATAACCAGTGCTATCAAATCCACGCATTGTATCCATTACATACCAGTTACCGGCAGTTGATGCATTTTTTACTAAAAGATACTGTGGTTCATAACCGAGGTTGACTATATTAGAACCGGTGAATGATCCACATGAAATCACGTTATCAACACCATATGTTCCAAACCCACCTGCATTATGTGCGAATAAGTATGCAACATAAGTCCCTCCAGCAGCATTAACTGATGCATCAGTACCAATACTGAATAGTGTGCTTGTTGGTGCTGTACTGTTCCAAACAGTGGTTGCGCTAGCCTGTGCATTGGTTAAGTTTAGCTGAATACTATATGCAGCGGAAGTCAGACCGTTGTGGTAAACCTGCCAGTCACCAGTCGTATCAGTGCGCTTAACCATGATGCAACCAGGTGTACTACCAAGATTGTGAGACACAACTCTGTTTAAACCGCTTCCTGTATAGGTAATTACATCAAAGAACTTTGGTTGCTTGCGGAATGTCCACGAGGCAAAGGTGCCGGAATTATTTACAAACCCAGCAGTTAACGCATCAGCGCCCAGTGAAAATCCAGTAGCGTTAAACGCGGTTAACAAGTCAGTATACGTGCCACCGGGGTTTTGTGCGCCAGTGGAATTGGATCGAATGTAATTATTAACCCCCCGTGCAGTATCAAATATTGTATGGTCTTGAATACCTGATCTTTGTTTAACCCAAACCAATCCACCCTTACCTGCCAGATCAATGCCATTACTAATAGTTTGTGTAGTGCCATTACCAGTATATAAATATGTGCTAAAAACATCTTCTACATATATTGGTGATGAATTAGCAGCAGCTGATTGTAATATTGAGCGAACACTCATTATTTAATATCCTTAGCCAATACTAACCCATTCCATACTAATCCACCATCGTAAGTAAAAAACCCTAATATATCTCTTCCAGAAATAGTTAATGACGGGGCAATGCCACTCGCCCACTTGACACCATTCCACCAAGTAATTGCATATGATCCACCATTTGATAAATCTAAAATAAAACTTGAAACCGCACCATTTGCTGCAACATTACTAACAGTTAATGTTGTGATGCTAGTAATAGTTTTGGTATAATAATTTGCTAATGAAAGGTCTATATTATTATCATAAATGGTTATTTTGGATTCTGTAAGTTTAGTAGTGTCTAACCAATTAACTACGCCATTTACTAATGTTCGTTTGTATATTTTTCCAGATACTGGATTATTCCATTCATCGCCCAATGCTGCACCCGAAGGTGCAGTTTCTGAAATGACATGCTGGTTAAATGATCTTGATGACATATATCGCTCCAATTAAGCTTGCGCTTCAGTCCATGATATACGTGCGTTAATAGAATTAGTAGTTACTGATGTTATGTTAGTCGCACACAAGGTAATAATATCTGGACCATCTGGGTACACATTTAACGCAGAAGTCGGCGCGGCTAATGTATTTCCACCGCCTAAAATACTATTTCCGATATCTCTAACTGTGCTTAAGTCCTGGCCAGTAACACCTGGTGTTGTTGTGAAAAACGCGAATACTTGTTCACCACCTGAAATAGTTTGGCCACTTGTGTGATATGCTACTTGGGCTAAACTAGAACCACCAACTCCAGCAAATGTACCACCACTAACTCGTCCATTTAACCGTAAACTAATTAAGAAAGACATATTAGCACCAGTTGTAAAAGCACCCATTGTTCGTAGAACTAATTGCATACGATTAATAATTTCTCTATTACCAAGAATCCCAGTTAATCCATTATCAACACTTGGTGCAACTCGAATACTAATTAATGGTTGAGTAACACCTGCACCAATATTAGAAATTGCAGTTTGCATACCAGCAACGAATACAAATGATTTATCATCATCAAAACGTCCATCCATAATAACTGCACTACCCCAATGGCTAATCGTACTAGCCGCTTGTGGACTGTATAGTTCTACCATAACTGGCGCGGTTGCTGAATATGTAAATGCAGTAGCTGCAGCTCCGCCCGTTTGCCCTCTTGCACTAATTGTTAATGACGTTGTTGTTTTAGAACTATATGTCATATATTCGATTGCACCACCTGTTGCAGTAGCTGCATATACGGCCACTGTACCAGATGCTGGCCATCCTGTTGTATCAGCAACCGAAATGACACCAGTAGTCGTACTAATACCCCAAGTAGCAGTTAGGTATGTTTGATATGGGATCGTATTGGTTTCATATCTAGCAGGTAAGTTACCAGACCTCATATATGCTTCTGTGTTAATATTATTGTTTGGTATTCTGTGACAATATACAACTTCTCCGCGATTGTTTTTAAAACCAAATCTAACTGCACCAGCACCATACCATGTATAATCAATATAGAACATTTGCATTTTGGTCAAGTCTAAATTCATTAAACTGTGACCAGTTCCATCCATTTTATCAATGTTCCAGGTACTTTGTGCATATCTAGTATTAACAGTTTTACTAACAACACAGTTTGAAGTTGTCACTCCTCTGTATTCAGGATAGATATACATCTGCGTATCGCTAGTAATTACTTGGACTAGATAACTCATTCCTCTAATAACAATAAAATCACCTGGTTTAAGTTGTGAACTAAATTTAGTACCAACCCCAACAACACTTTGACTTGATATAGTGGCTGTTACTTTTCCAGATATCTGAGCGGTACTTGATCTTTTAACTGCATATAAAGTTTGACCATCGTATTCAAAATAAAAACCATTTTGTGAGTCAAACATTCCTATTCTATTACTACCACCATACCATGAAAATGGAGAAATATTAATAGGGAATCCGGTCGCGGTTGTTGCACTTGGCGTTGACCCAGCGGTATACGTAAAAGTCAATGGGGTTGCAGTGGTGGCCACGGTGAAATTTCCGTTATATGCTGTTTCAACTGCACCACTGACTTTTACAACTGCTCCTGGTCGTAACCCATGTGGATATCGTGTGGTTACAGTTACCGTAGTGCCGCTTGATGTAACTGTATCAACATACAGCACTGGCTTCATAATAGAACCAGTTGAAAACTGCATCGCTTTGCCAGATTGGTATCTAAATTGTCTTCTAGTTTGACGAATTAACTGATATCCATGATATGGTGTTTCATTGCTAAACTGTACACCACCATCATACGGACGATGTTCTACATATCCTAATTGTCGCGTATAAATAGAAGCATTAAGGGTAGCAGTAATTGTTCCAGTTGCAGTACATGCAAAAGTGAACGTGTTATTTGTTGGTGTAGTTGCAACCACCCAACTACTTAGTAAAGTACCAGTCATTCCAGATACACCAACCACGAAAATACCATCACCTTGGCGAAGTCCATGTGCATTAGTAGTAGTTACAGTTGCAGTTGTTCCGTTTACTACAATCGCATTAGTAGCAGATGGAATAGCCGCACCAGAATACCAAGCACCTATATATAGATATGTTTTAGATGCATCAAATAATGAGGCTGATGGTGTATTTGTAACAGTGAACGAAATATTAACATTTGCACTAACGGTTTCAACAACCCACCATCCATCCACGTTTGCGGTATCTAGTGACCCGGTAATAAAAATTGGAGTACCAACTGTAATACCAGTGGTATTTGTAATCGATACAGTAACCACTTTGGCAGCGGCAGTTGCTGCGGTTATTTGGTAATTACCACTTGCTCCTACAAACGTTCCAGCCGCTACAGTATTAGAAATACCAGAAGTTGGCTCATATGATGCACTTGGGCGATTATTAACCAACGCAAGGGTTTCCCATTTTGTTGGTTGCATCCCATATTCGAAGTCGGTATCGATTAATGATTGTGGGGTACTAACACGTAATTTATCAACTGGATCTCTTAATGTTTCTGCAGGGACAATTTCTGTATAAGTTTCTTCTACAAGAATTGACAATTTATCAGTCGAAGTCATTGCAGCAGTATTATATGTTAAAACTAATGTAGTTGTTTCTTGACCAGTTACACTATCAGCTGCGTTTGTATAACTAGTTGCAGTCAATGCAGGGTCAGAAAAATTATAAATTACTGTACCGGTTGTAGTATTCGTAATAAGTAATAATTGTTCTCTTCTAATATTTTTACCTGTTACTACAATCGTTTTTGTTGATGGGGTAAAAGTATAACTTTCTAATATAACGTGTTTTGCCATTTTGTTTAATCTCCTAGTGCGATTGTAGTCGCAGTAAATGGGTATCTTGATGTTTGGACTGATGAACTTGCTTGTCTAAGTATTAATGAACTGGAATCACCGATATACGGTGCATTGTAAATAATAAGCTTACCAACGTTGGTGATTCCAGTGGTGTTGTCTGGTAGGTTGCGAACTCGAAATCCCTTAAATGAATCATATGGTGTTACCCAAGGATATGTATAGTTTGTTATATACGGTGTTAATCTTAGACCATTTATTACAACTTCTAAATCTTTTGAATCAACTATTGTGTTTACCGTTTCTTGATTTTGGCGTAAATCAAATACCGATTTCAATCCATCAAATTGTGTTGAAATATCATTTAAGATAATAGGAGTTGAACCAGACCCCGCAGGCCCAGTTGCCCCTGTTGGGCCGGTAGCCCCAGTAATACCACTCCCAGAAATTATACTTTGATATAGTGTCATGCTTGTCCCAAATTAGATAATATAATATTTATCATAATTATTATTGATAATAACACCATTCACACTTCATTAAATCACCTTATCGCTTAACGGACCTTCTGGCGTTTGTTTAACTTGTGATTTAATTTGTTCATCTAATTCTGAAATCAATTTTGCAACAGATTTATATGGCTGATCTGCCAATGCTGTAAAAATTGAATTGATTTGATTGATGTCCAAATATAATTGTATTTTATCCATTTTATTATCCTTTTGTTTAAAATTTTATTTATAATATTAAACAGGCGGCTCGGAAATTTCTGCAGAAGCAACTTGTACGGGTGACCATGGCATAGCTGTATCTATAACTGGATTAATCTTATCATTGATGTGTTTTAAAATTTGCTCGTTAACATGATCTTCGTAACTTCCGATAACGATTGATTTAATCCAATCTAGTACATTTTCTTCAGTTAATTCTGAAAATGGAACAAATGGACCTGAGTTATCAGTAGAATCTGCGGTAAATGGAGTAGCACCATTAAAGATGCCTTCATTACCATTATCATCAGTGCCAATTTTTTTCCAATAGGTTTGTACTACTACATTTGCAGTAGATCCAATTGTAGTAGTTTTTAAACTGGTTACTTCCCATGTATATGTAATTGTCATAATTTATCCTTTTAATTTCAATTGTTCAATATCTTTATCTAATTTATCGATATGCAGTTGTTGTTCTTTAATTGCTTCTATTAATACAGTGCAATCAGTCAAGTCAATTGGTGTGTTTTTGATTTTTCCACGAGAACGTAAATGTCCAAGTATCGCCTCGTTTTACGGGTGGTAAAATATTATTTCTCATTAGGACTACCTTATTTTTGTAATTCTAATATTTATCTTTTTACATTATTTGAACCAGCCTATTTTCTTACCAGATGATTCTCTTTCATAATATTCATTAAGACTTCCAGGAAATCTCCAAGCCCATATTGAGACTAATATCATAAAACCACCAGAATATGCGATTGTGGTAGAATTGTGTGTAGTAAACCATAAAATAACTAATGAACTAGACATGACAGCTAACATCATGTATTTCATTTTTGTTGGAAACACTTTATTATTGACCCAATTACTTAAAAACGGACCAAAAAATTTGTGATTATATAACCATTTATGCATAGCTGGACTACTTTTGCTAAAACATATAGCAGAACCGACAATAAATGGACTGAATGGCAATCCTGGGGTTATAATACCGAGATACCCAATACCTAGTAATATGAATCCAGATATTTTCCATAACCAATTTTTCATTATATATCCTTATGATAATATGCTTTGTGAAAATTCTTCTGCAGCTTTTTCTAATGCTTTATTCCATTGTACTTTGGTGTCATGATTAAACACTAAATCTGTGTCGCTATTGGTAAAACACCAACTAGTGTTCTTATCTTCTGGTTCAATGCCATTAATTTCTTTATGTAGTTTACCAGGTGGCCATCCACAAATTCCAAAAAATAACCTCCACTTTTTTGGTAAGTCATTATTAGAAAATCGTCGCATGATTTCTTTTGATGAGCTTAATGAGAAGTTTTCATTAAGCCGAAGTGTATTATCGCAACTCCATTCATTAGAATGAATTAAACTAATACTATTCGGATTGACTGGACCACCTATATAGACATATCCTGGTATATCAAAATCTAAATCAAGTTGATCACCTAATTCATTTATAGTATAGTTACTTCGTTTATTAAGAACTATACCAATACTTCCTTGATTATGATGTTCAACAATCATTGCGACTGTTTTATACCAGAAATTGCCTTTTACTGATGGCGGGGATATAATTAAATTACCTATTAAATTCATAAAGTTATTTAACTATACAAACCTTGATACAGATTTTTTTACATCTCCCACAGTGATTGTTCCATCTTTATTTCTATCTAATCCTGCATTTTGGTTATAAACTTTGTTTCCGCGTGAACTGATTACATAATTATCAGGTTGTCCTGCAGCGGCTGGATAAAATGTTGCCACATACATATCACCGGCATCGGACCCAGGTTTAAGTTTAACACTTTTGTAATATAAGTAAACATAATCTAGTTGTTCAACAGCTGACATTTTAGCTAATGCATCGGTAGTAGTTCCAAGTCTTCTAGCAGTATCTGGCATGAATTGAATAAGGCCAGTTGCGTTAGATGTTGAATTAACTCTTGATGGATCAACACCTGATTCTTGCTTCATAATAGCAAGCAAATCATTAGCTCTAACACCTAACTTATTTGCAACCTTTTCTAATTTTCTGTTAAAATCTGGGTCTTGAATAGTTGCTATATCAGCAGTCGATGATCCAGCACCAGCCGAATCGGTAGAAGTAGTACCAGTAATATTATCTAATGCACCGAGTGGATTAGATAACATACTAATAATATTACCTGCAGATGATATCGCGCTACCCGCATCAAATTCTGTTAATTTTGAAAATTCACGAAATCGCATTAGTTACCTTTCCATTTGGGCAAAGGGCCTCCGTAGTCAGCCGAACGCACATATTTACCATCAATTGATTGAACTTTCTTACCAATTCTAAATTTTCGTTTTGTATTTCTTTTACGTAAGCCCTGTGCTTGACATGATGATAATTGGCTTGCACCTAATTCACCATCAGTTTTTTTAGAAAGACACAGCTTTTTAGGAGCCTTTCCAGCTTCATCAATTTCGAATTCTTCATCCACACTATATTGCGTTTCTGGTTTGTGACCACGTGGACCAACTTGGTCTTCGCGAGATCCAGGTCGTGCAGGGCGTTTTTTTCCTACTCCAAAATTATCTTCATTTAAAAATTCACTTGCTCTCATGTTACTTCCTCTGTCAAGTATTTATCACAATCCACGATCAATCCATTCGTAAACTGATAACCATTTGCGTTTTCCGATAGTTGATTTCAATAAGGTTAAGTCGGCTTTTGTATTATATTGTTCAGTTGGTTTTGGTGAGGCAAATTCAATTTGTACCCCTTCTTGAATTGCAATTTCTTCCGCTAAATCTAAATAACTGTGTGATAGTCCAGAGCCAACATTCCAGATGCCTGAACCATTGATAGTTTTAATGAAATCAATATGTAATTTGCATACGTCTCCGACCCAAACCCAATCACGTTTGATGCGATCAGCATTTGCCCAAATAGTGATCTTTCCTTCATTTTTGGCCTCTTCTCGCCACTTACATAAGATATCAGCTCGTTCTCCTTTGGTATGCATATATTTTCCATACACGTTGAAGTATCGAAATCCTTGAACATAGATGTTATGCTCTTGCTGCAATACCCATCTATCAAATAAGTATTTCGACCACGCATATGGTGTTTCTGGATGACAAGGAGCAAATTCCGAAAAATTCTTATTATTTCCATAAACAGCGCTGGAACTGGCATATTGCATATGCACTTTATTCTTATTGCATTCAGTAAAAAGCCATTGACTGAACTCATAGTTCTTATGTATAATCGTATCAACGTCAGCATCACTGGTATCTGTAACAGCACCCAGATGTATGACCCATTTATATTTTTTTACATCAGGTAAATTATTAGGATCCCATTCCCATGTCTCGATTTCCCAGAATTCTTCTTGGGATAGCCATTCGAGCATATTACGTCCAACAAATCCGTTGGCACCGGTGACTAGTATTCTCATTTGTATGCCTCTGTAATTATTTATTGACATCCACCATAAGAAGGAGTATAATTCATACATGAATATAGCGATATCAAAGTTAGACAAGCGATACACCGGTCATCAATACTTCAAATACAGCATGGTTTTCAGATGGCAACCTTCTTGGCAACAAGGTGATCGAACAGCAAAATTCTGTGAAATGCGTCAATGGTGTTGGGAAACATTTGGTCCTAGTTGCTCATTAAATGAATTCATGGAGTTAATGATTCATAACAAGCCAATAGTCAATGAAAGATGGTGTTGGACTAGTCCATATGAGGGAACTCCTGCTAGAATACTTATAAAAAGTGAAGAAGATAAGAACTGGTTTGCATTACGGTGGGGCTGATGAAAAAACAATATAAGATAAGTACTGAATTTTTTTCAGCAAACGTGCATCCATATGCAGTTTATTTAGGGGATGGTTTTTATGACGAATATCCTGAAATAATTGAATGGGCATCACAACAATTTGGTGGTGATGGTTGGTGTGAGACCCAAAATGAGAGATGGTCATATACATTTTCATATATATGGTTCGCAAATGAGATTGATAGGAATTGGTTTTTATTAAAATGGAGTTAACATGAGAATTAAAAAAATGCCGTTTGAGCACAATAGTTTTATATTGAGCAAAGATAATGGCAATAAAGGATTAGACACGAGAGAATGGAATGAAGTAGCAGAGTGGCTCACTGAACGAAAAATGAAGTTTAATATGCAAGGTGGCATTCTCACATTGTATAGAGAGATGGATTGCACTTTGTTCACATTAAGATGGATATCAGAATAATTATTAAAATCCAAGGAGTGGATTATGAAAGAGTTATCAAAACAATCAATTTTGTCAATGATACGCAGAGTACAACCAGAATTGATTGCACAAAATATCGTGGGGGTTCAACCAATGACAAGCCAAGCTGGTCAGATATTTTCATTGAGAACGCGATATGATACAAGACCATTACGTCAAGGCGATGATTATACTGATTACCAAGATTATGTATATTGGGTTAGTCCAAGTAGTAAGATCCATGTTCAAGACTGCGTTAAATGGTGTGAAGAAGTATTCGGAGAAATTCTAGGTGATCGGTGGAAATTAGTACCTGATGATCGATTTATTTTCCGAAATGCAGCTGACAGAAATTGGTTTATTATAAGATGGGGTGCTTGATGAAAAAATTATCGCTTACTAGGGATGTCGCTGTTCGTAAAGCCAGTAAATATTCGGTTGCACATTCGCCGATGGTTGAATTTACTGGCAATCTTGATCAGGTATTCTCTAAACAAATGGAACTAGTTTATAAGCATTTTGAACAAGAAAATAAATGTAAGATTAAGCCGTCATACGATGAGCCAAAATATGCAGAATTTGAGGACGATGCAAATTATACCTGGTTTTTACTGAGATGGTCATGAATAAAATAGCAGAAAAAACACTTAAAGAATTAGCTGATGACACTAAACAGTATGCAAAAGAGTTAGAAAAACAGCGAACCTTTAGAAATCGAATGATTGTGGTATTACGAGAAATACGGGATGATTATGCAAATAGTAACAGTAACTGGAGTATCACTTCGTTACTATCACATATTAAAGACACCTATGGGTTGAACATACCAATGCGTGAAGGTCAAGTTGATGTAGATGCGGCAGTAATAGTAAACGAACACAAATATTTTTTGTTCAAAATAAAATATGGAATATGAAAACAGTAGATTTAAATCAGTTTGATCGACCAATGGAAATTTTCACTTGGATGTGTACTCATTGGGGTCCACCTGGATTAAATGATCGATGGGATTTACGAGAATTAACATATCTTGACTTAACTAATGAGTCAGATTTAACTTTTTTATTATTAAAATGGAATCTTAAAAAACATGATACATGGAATACAAAGTAATAGCTCACAT